CATCGGCGGGAAGGCGGCCAGGGCGTTGTCCACAGGGTTTTTTGCACAGTTGTCCACAATGGCCTGTGGATAACTCTGAATGTAGCCATTAGGCGCTAGTTTTTCTGTGGATAACTCGGCACAACTGGTGATGGATCTGACGCAGGGAACGCGCAGAAATATTTTTGTTGGCGAAAAGTCAAAAACATGGAATGCGGCAAATGCGGCCAAAGCTGTGGAGATGGAAAAGGCTGGAGTTGCCCCCGAAAACATTTGGTCGGCTACTGGTACTTTCCGAGGACCGGAGGGTAAGTTGCGGCAAGAGGTGTCAGACAATTTGGCAACTGGAGTGCCGCCAGACCCAAATTTCCCAATGACGGCATTAGGCGGTCAATTTCAAACAAGGCAAGTGTTTGAACACCCAAATTTATACAAAGCATATGATGATGTTGGATTAATGCCAACAAAAATATCTCCAAATAATTACAACAAAGAAGGAGGTGCTTATTTTGATCCGTATGCAAATGGTTTTGAGCGTATAGAAATGGGATCGTTACCTGTTGGCGACCGAAAATCTGTAATGCTTCACGAATTGCAACATGCCATTCAGGAAAGAGAAGGTTTTGCAGAAGGCGGCAGTCCAAACACAATGATTTTGGCGCTTGAAAAAATTGCAGAACAAAAAAGACAGCAGGCGCAAGAAATGTTTCGTATGTCTAGTGCTAATGATCCTCTAGACCCAACAAGGATTGTTAAACCTGGCGCACGCAAAAAAGGTTTGCAACTTGAAAAAGAGGCGCGTGAACTTGATTCAAAAGCCCTGACCGCATATCACAGCGAACAGGCCAAGTTTGATTTGTATCAGCGCTTAGCTGGTGAAGCTGAAGCTAGGGCAGTGCAAACTCGCATGAACATGACGCCTCAAGAGAGATTGGCAACTTATCCATACCAAAGCTACGATGTGCCGATCAACCAGTTGATTGTCAGAACAAAATAAATGCAAACCATCATCTACAAGCCCGAAGACGAACAAGAGTTAATGGCAACGGTATGGACGCCTGCGATTGCTGACGACCCCGAGGCTTTTGTGCTGTTTGCTTTTCCTTGGGGTCAGGAGAACACGCCGCTGGCGAACTTTAAGGGTCCACGCAAGTGGCAAAGGGATGTGCTCAGAGAGATTGCCGAGCACATCAAGCGCCAAGATGGCCGCATAGATTTTGAGACATTGCGCCACGCAGTCTCGTCTGGCCGAGGGATTGGCAAGTCTGCGCTGGTGTCATGGCTCACCATCTGGATGTTGTCTACCCGCATAGGCTCGACCACCATCATCTCGGCCAACAGTGAGGCCCAGTTGCGTGCCGTCACATGGGCCGAGATTACGAAGTGGTTGGCGATGAGTATCAACAGCCACTGGTTTGAGGTGGCCGCGACCAAGATCACCCCTGCCAACTGGTTAACCGAGTTGGTGGAAAAAGACCTTAGAAAAGGCACCCGCTACTGGTCTGTTGAGGGCCGGCTGTGGTCGGCCGAAAACCCTGACGCTTATGCCGGTGTGCACAACTTTGATGGTGTGATGGTGATCTTTGATGAGGCGTCAGGTATTGATGACGCCATCTGGGCCGTGACTGCTGGTTTCTTTACCGAGAACACGCCAAGCCGCCTTTGGCTGGCTTTCTCCAACCCTCGCCGCAATACGGGTTACTTCTACGAGACATTCCACAGTAAGCGAGATTTCTGGAGCACCAAGGTGGTGGACGCCCGCACGGTGGAGGGCACAGATAAGGCTGTGTACCAGAACATCATTGATGAGTATGGCCCAGACTCGAGCCAGGCGCATGTCGAGGTTTACGGTCAGTTCCCTAATGCGGGAGATGACCAGTTTATTCCGTCGAACATTGTGGATGAGGCGATGGGCAGGGCCAAGTACAAGGACCAGACTGCGCCGATCATCATTGGTGTGGACCCTGCAAGGTTTGGAGCAGATGCCACGGTGATTGCCGTGCGCCAAGGCAGGGACATCGTGAGGATTGACAGACACCGAGGGGATGACACCATGACGGTGGTGGGCCACATCATTGAGGCGATTGAGGAGTTCAAGCCTGCGCTGGTGGTGATTGACGAGGGAGGTCTTGGCGCTGGCATTGTTGACCGCTTGAAAGAGCAGAGGTACAAGATCAAGGGTGTGAACTTTGGCAACAAGTCAAGCAACCCTATTATGTATGGCAACAAGAGGGCTGAGATGTGGGGCAAGATGAAGGATTGGCTTAGAAGCGCCAGTATCCCCAAGGACAGGTTCTTGAAAACGGATCTGATCTCGCCTATGATCAAGCCTGATTCCAAGGGGACAATCTTTTTGGAGTCCAAGAAAGACATGAAGGCCAGAGGGCTTGCGTCACCGGATGCTGCTGATGCGATTTGCGTGACGTTTGCTTTTCCTGTGGCTCACCGTGAGTACAATTCCCGCACACCATCACGTTCAGTCAGTATGGATAGGGGTGTGTCATCATCTTGGATGGGGTCTTAATATGGCGACAAAGAAAAGCGTTTCACTTTCAGTTGGCCGCGGCGAGAAGCTGCCCGTGTCCAAGGGCGCTGGCCTGACCGCCAAGGGCCGCGAAAAGTACAACCGGGAAACTGGCAGCAATCTCAAGGCTCCAGCCCCGAACCCCAAGACCAAAGCAGATCAGGGGCGCAAAGATTCGTTTTGCGCCCGGATGGGTGCCGTCGCGGCTAACGCCAAAGACGGCGAACGCGCCAAGGCGGCGCTCAAACGATGGAAGTGCTAATCATGGCAACGAAACCTGGACTCTACGCAAACATCAACGCTAAACAAGAGCGCATCAAGGCTGGCTCTGGCGAGAAAATGAACAAAGTGGGCAGCAAGAACGCGCCTACGGCCAAGGACTTTAGAGAGTCGGCCAAGACGGCAAAGCCCGCCAAGAAGGGGAAGTGATGCCACTGGTCAAGTCAAAGTCACCTGAGGCGTTCCGCAAGAACGTCAAGGCTGAAGTGGCTGCTGGCAAACCAGTCAAGCAGGCTGTAGCCATTGCGTACTCAATCAAGCGTGCTGTACAATCTAAGCCTAAACCGAAAGGTAAAAATGGCTGACCCAACTGGTATGGTTGCCGCTGCCGCTGTAGCGAACGGTGGCAAACCCAAGAAAAGCGAGTCAGATATTCTGGCACTCGCCCGATCCCGTCTTGATCTGGCGGTTTCGGCGCTTTCCGAATCACGGGAAGACGAGACAGACGATTTGCGCTTCTACGCAGGTTCCCCCGACAACCAATGGCAGTGGCCCGCCGACGTGCTGGCTACCCGCGGTGCGGTGCAAGGCCAGACCATCAACGCCCGCCCGTGCCTGACCATCAACAAACTGCCGCAGCACGTTCGTCAAGTGACCAACGACATGCGGCAAAACCGCCCTGGCGCCAGAGTCATCCCTGTGGATGACAAAGCCGATGTGGCCGTGGCCGACATCTTCAACGGCATGATCCGGCACATCGAATACATGAGCGACGCGGATGTGGCCTACGACACTGCCTGCGAGAACCAAGTCTCCTACGGCGAAGGCTACATCCGGCTGCTGACCGAGTACTGTGACGGTGACTCGTTCGACCAAGACATCAAGATTGGCCGTGTCCGCAACAGTTTTTCGGTCTACATGGACCCGATGATCCAAGACCCCACCGGCTCGGACGCCAAGTATTGCTTTGTGACCGAGGACGTGACCCGCCTTGAGTACGAGCGCATGTATCCCGACTCCACGCCGATCTCGACGCTTCAGTCGCTGGGCGTGGGCGACCAGTCGATCAGCAACTGGCTGAACGAAGACACGATCCGCATTGCGGATTACTACTACATCGACTACGACAAGGCCACGCTCAACCTGTACCCCGGCAACATGACTGCGTTTGCAGGCACGCCCGAGGACAGAGAGATGAAGGCTGTCTACGGCAAGCCGCTGCGTAGCCGCGAGTCAGACCGGCCAAAGGTCAAATACTGCAAGATCAACGGGTACGAAATCCTTGAAGAACGCGAGTGGGCGGGCAAGTACATCCCCGTGATCCGCATTGTCGGCAACGAGTTTGAAGTCGATGGCCGTTTGTACGTGTCGGGCCTTGTGCGCAACGCCAAGGACGCCCAGCGCATGTACAACTACTGGGTCAGCCAAGAGGCCGAGATGCTGGCGCTAGCCCCCAAGGCACCGTTTATCGGTTACGGCGGCCAGTTTGAAGGCTACGAGGAAAAGTGGAAGACGGCCAACACCAACAACTGGCCGTATCTGGAGGTCAATCCAGACGTTACAGACGGCCAAGGCGCTGCCCTGCCACTACCCCAGCGGGCGCAGCCGCCAATGGCCTCAAGCGGCCTGCTGCAAGCCAAGGCAGGCGCGTCTGAGGACATGAAGTCCACCACAGGCCAGTACAACGCATCGCTGGGCATGGGTTCCAACGAGCGCAGCGGCAAGGCTATTCTGGCCCGCCAGCGCGAAGGTGATGTGGGCACGTACCACTACGGCGACAACTTGTCCCGTGGCGTGCGCCATGTGGCCCGCCAACTGGTGGACCTGATCCCCAAAATCTACGACACGCAACGCATCGCCCGCATCATTGGCGAGGACGGCGAAACGAAGATGGTCAAGATCAACCCTGACCAGCCAGAACCCGTCAACCAGATCGTGAACGAAGAAGGCATCGTCATTGAGAAGATTTACAACCCCGGCGTCGGCAAGTACGACGTGGTTGCGATCACTGGCCCAGGCTACGCCACCAAGCGCCAAGAGGCGCTAGAGGCAATGGCCCAGTTGCTGCAAGGCAACCCGCAGTTGTGGCAAGTGGCAGGTGATTTGTTTGTCAAGAACATGGACTGGCCGGGCGCTCAAGAGATGTCCAAGCGCTTTGCCAAGACCATTGACCCCAAAATCATGGCCGATGACGACAAAACACCTGAATTGCAGGCCGCAGAGATGCAGATTCAGGCAATGGGTGCTGAGATGGAGCAAATGCACCAGATGATCCAAAATGTGGGCAAATCCATCGAAATGCAGGACTTGGCACGCAAGGATTACGAGGCCGAAATCAAGGCATATGCTGCCGAAACACAGCGAATTTCTGCTGTTCAGGCCAGTATGAGTCCCGAGCAGATTCAAGACATCGTGATGGGTACAATTGCAGCAGCTTTGGACACCGGCGACTTGATCAACGGGGCACCAGATATGCGCGAGATGCCTCCGATGGCTGAACAACAAGGAATGCCACAATGAAAGCTGCTGATTTCATAGGGACGCTGTTTTTGGCGCGGGATGTGGCCCATTCTGTGCATCTGAACACCCGTAGCTTTAGTAAACACGAAGCCTTGAACATTTTTTACAACCGAATTATTGGCGCGGCTGATGATTTTGCTGAAGCGTACCAAGGTCGAAATGGTTTGATTGGTCCGATCACACTGCATTCGGCTAAAAAGACCAACAACATCATTGAATTTTTGCAAGATTCGCTTGCGGAAATTGAAGCCGCACGGTACGAGGTGTGCGACAAATCGGATTCATCGCTTCAGCAATTGATAGACAATATCATTGAAGTTTATTTGCGGACTCTGTATAAATTACGCTTCTTGGCATAAGGAAAACATCATGGAACTCTTGAATCCTTTATCAGCAACCAACTTCCCTGCTAAATCGGTGGCATACACCGGCACGGCGGGCAGCACCGGAACATGGCCTGCTGGCCCTGAAGGTGTTGTGGTCTGGTCTGACCAATCGTGCTACATCGAAGTTGGCGAGAGCGCGGTAGCCACCACTTCTTGCACACCGATCCCAGCCTTCACGCCGGTCCCGTTTAAAGTGCCTCAAGGCACTGGCGGCCAGTGGCGTGTGAGCGCCATTCAGGTGTCTACGGGCGGCACGATCTACTGCAAACCGATTAACACGCAATGAGTTACTTTGGCATTCCCATTCGTAACGGCATAGCCATTGGGCTAGGCAGCATCATTTCGCTGTTCTCAGGGTATGCTCGGGATCAAGTATTTGACAACCTAATCACTGAATCGGAAGACAACCTGGTTCAGGAAGACGGCGGTTTTATTTTAGTTTAAGGATACATCATGGCTGACGTAAAAATTTCCCAACTTCCAGTTGCAACCACGCCGGTTGTGGGCACTGAAGTTCTTCCAATTGTCCAAAGCGGCATAACTGCTAAAGTCAGTATTGACAATTTAACGGCAGGCCGTGCGGTTAGCATGGCTTCAGCTACTGTGTCTACGGGCAACCTAGCCTTCACAGGCACGGCTCAACGCATCACTGGCGACTTCAGCAATGGCGCTGTTGCTAGTCGGGTGGCGTTTCAGACGAGTACAGTAAACGGAAGTACGATTATCAATGCTTTGCCAAACGGCACATCCGCAGTTTCTCGTTTTAGGGCTTTTAACGCAGCAGACCCAACCAACGCTTCATTTGCTGATTTTGGCGTCAGCAGCGCTGCCACAATTATTCAGTCAAGTTTTGGCGGCACAGGCTCATACTTACCCATGGGCTTCTACACAGGAGGCGCTGAGCGAACTAGTATTGACACTGCGGGAAATATTTTAGTTGGAACTGGAACAACAGCAGACACTCACCTTAAAATTTATGGCGCTGGGACAACCTCCAGTTCCTATACAAATGGTGATGCTACCGGCGCAACTTTATATTTAAGAGACAGCGGAACAACCTCTGGCAATGGTGGGCAGCTTTTGTTTGGCGCTGGGCAAGGTATCTTTGCAGGCATCAAAGGACTTGTTACAAACGGAACTGGGCCAGCAGGTGACTTGGTTTTTCAAACTCGCACCACTTCTGGTAACGTCACCGAAAAAATTCGGATTACCGATGTGGGCAACGTAGGGATTGGGACGAGTTCGCCTCTTGGAAAAGTACAAATTAATGCGCCAACTGGAACATCATTTCCGGGAAGCATTGCGCTTGCTATTCGAGATTCTGCCAGTCCAACCAACGGATTTAATTTTAACCTTGAAGGTGTGACTACCGGAGATTTAGCGCTTACGCGAACAGTTAGCGGAACATCAACAGCGGTAATGTCGTTTGCCAGAGCCACTGGCATCGTCACCATGCAGGCTTACGGTGTTGGTACTGCAACATTCTCGGCTGCTGGTGTTATTTCGTCAGTATCCGATGAAACATGGAAAACAAAAGACGGCGTGCCTGTTGACCCTGATGTCATGCTCAAAAAGTTGGAGCCGGGGTATTGGTACTACAACGATGAGAAGAAAGAAACTTTTGGCGCAGACCGACAACTTGGTTTCTACGCCCAAAACGTCAATGCTGCCATTGGCCCTGAAGCCGCACCAGAGCCAGAGGAAGGCAAACCTTGGGGCTATTACGACCGTTCAGTTCTGGCCGTGGTTGTCATGTCGTTGCAAAAAGCACTTAGCACCATTGAATCACTTGAAGCCCGCATTGCGGCTCTTGAGGCTAAATAAGGAACCACCATGACAACATATCTTTGGACCATCCCCCAAATGGATCGCCTGACCTCTGACGGCTTTGTCGTCACAGTGCATTACAACGTGTCTGCCACCGATGGCACCTACAGCGCCAGCATTTACGGCACTGTGGGCTACACAGAGCAGCCCGGTGAGACATTCATCCCCTATGCTGACCTCACTGAAGCCATTGTGGTTGGCTGGGTCCAGACAAGCCTTGGCAAAGACATCGTTGAGGCCAGTTTGCAAAGCCAAATCAACGCACAGATCAACCCCGTACAAGAGTCGGGTGTGCCTTGGAGCCAGCCATGAAAGTCTGGTCTATCGAGCAAATGCAGTGCTTCCCCAGCGTAGACGGCAAGCAAAACGTCGTCTATGTGGTCAACTGGCTATTGACAGCCACGGAGAATGGCAATACTGTTCATATATACAATACAACGAACCTTGAGTACACTCCTGGTTCGCCGTATACTGAATACGCATCCCTGACATCCGAGCAAGTGCTTGGCTGGGTCAAAGATGCGCTTGGCAACAAACAAGTGCAAGCCTATGAAGTCGAAGCCGATGAGCTTCTGGCGGCAAAAGCTGCACCGCAACTGGTAACAAACGGTCTGCCTTGGGTAGACCAGACATACGTGCCAATCAAACTGTACTGATGCAGTTCATCAGGAACTCTAACGAGTAAACACATGACTGAAGAAGTCCAAGCCCTAGCGGAAGTAGACTCCGCGCCAACCACGGATGTGACGGCCACACCTGAAGTTGCTGAAAGTACGCCGGAAGTCGCTGAGAATCAAACCGACCAAGCTGAGAAAAAATACTCTCAAGCTGAAATTGACGCGATGATCGGCAAACGCCTTGCAAGAGAGCAACGTAAGTGGGAAAGAGAACAAGTACAGCGTCAGTCTGAACAACAGACGCTAAGAGCTGCGCCAACGGCCAGCGTTGATCAGTTTGAGTCTCCTGAAGCCTATGCGGAAGCATTGACCCTTCAAAGAGCCGAAGAACTGATTGCCAAACGCGAAGCCGCCAAACAGCAATCTGCCGTTCTCGAAAGCTATCAAGAGCGTGAAGAAGCAGCGCGGGACAAGTACGACGATTTTCAACAAGTCGCTTACAACCCCCAGCTACCAATCACAAACGTGATGGCAGAAACGATCCAGTCTTCGGACATTGGACCTGAGTTAGCGTACTACCTCGGCTCCAACCCAAAAGAAGCAGATCGCATCTCACGCATGACGCCCTTGAGCCAGGCGAAGGAAATTGGAAAGATTGAGGCCAAACTGGCGTCAGACCCTCCAGTAAAACGAACAACGTCTGCACCTGCACCGATTTCACCTGTCACAGCGAGAGCCTCTGGTTCTCCGGCTCACGACACTACGGACCCACGGTCTATCAAGACCATGACGGCCTCGCAGTGGATTGAAGCTGACCGCGCTCGGCAGATGAAGAAGATGCAAGCACAGATGACCCGCTAAAAACTTTGAAAGGACTTTGAAATGTCAAACAGCATTCTCACGATCGACATGATCACCCGCAAGGCGTTGGAGATTCTTGAAAACAACCTTGTGCTCACCCGCAACGTGAACCGTCAGTACGACGACAGCTTCGCTGTTGAAGGTGCCAAGATCGGTTCCACACTGCGTATCCGTTTGCCCGACCGCGCTCTGGTGACCGACGGTGCCGCCCTGCAAGTTCAGGACGACAACGAACAGTTCACCACTTTGACCGTTGCCAGCCAGAAGCACATTGGTGTTAACTTCACCTCTGCTGAACTGACCATGCAGTTGGACGACTTTGCTGAACGTGTGCTCAAGCCACGTATCAGCCAGTTGGCCTCCAGCATTGACGCTGACGTTGCCAATGCGTACAAAACCATTGGCAACACTGTGGGCACGCCAGGCACCACTCCTTCGACTTCTTTGGTGCTGTTGCAAGCCCAGCAGAAGCTGAACGAGAACGCTGCCGTGATGAACCCACGTTATGCCACCGTCAACCCCGCCGCTAACGCTGGTTTGGTTGAAGGCATGAAAGGTCTGTTTAACCCCACCGACACCATCAGCAAGCAGTTTAAGAACGGCATGATGGGCACTGGCGTGTTGGGCTTTGACGAGATCAACATGTCTCAGTCGATCAAGCAACACACCACTGGTTCGCGTGACGCATCTGCATCTACCACAGTCGGCGCTACCGTGACTTCTGAAGGTGCTTCTACTGTAACCTTGTCTCAAGGTTCTGTGACTACCACCCTCAAGGCCGGTGATGTGTTTACCATTGCAGCTTGCTTTGCTGTGAACCCACAAACCCGTGAAACCACTGGTTCGTTGTTCCAGTTTGTGGCTTTGGCTGATGCAACCGCTGTGGCTGGCACTTGGACTGTGACCGTGGCTCCCATGTACTCCGCTGCTCACGCACTGGCTACCATGACCGCTTTGCCAGTATCTAGCGCTGTTGTAACCTTTGTTGGCGCGGCTTCTACTGCTTACGCTCAGAACTTGGTGTACCACAAGGATGCCATCACCTTTGCAACAGCCGACTTGCTGTTGCCACAAGGCGTTGACATGGCTGCCCGTGCCGTCCACAACGGTATCAGCTTGCGCGTTGTTCGTCAGTACGACATCAACAACGATCGTTTGCCTTGCCGTATTGACGTTTTGTATGGCTTCAGCACCATCCGTCCACAAATGGCCTGCCGCATCTGGGGCTAATCCGAATGGGGCTTCGGCCCCGTTTTTTGTATCAAATTTGAAAGGAAATTATCATGGCACTCCCAAACGGCTCTGGCGGTTACCAAATTGGTGACGGCAATTCTAGCGAAGCTCAACTGTTCGTGCAGGCTGCTCCCACAGCGTTGACCGCAGCAGCAGTTTTGACCTCGGCTCAACTGGCAAACGGTCTGTTCACATACACCGGCGCAGCCGTCAACTTGACCTTGCCCACCGTGGCTTTGGTTGAGGCTGACATCAGCAGCGCTTCTAAAGTGGACGCAGCATTTGACTTCATCATCATTAACACTGGGGCGACCAACGCCGCTACTGTTATTGTGGGCACAGGCTGGACCATTGTCGGCGCTGCTGCTGTGTCTGCTGCCACCTCTGCCCGGTTCCGCGCCCGTAAAACCGGCGATGGTTCTTGGACTTTGTACCGCGTAGCCTAAACCTAAACGGGGGTTTCGGCCCCTGTTTTTAAAGGAAAAATTATGCCAAATACTAAAGCTGTAGGCGTTGCATATAGCGACCCTGAATTTGATAGCGTAACTGTTACTGGCGCGTCAGCGTTACAAGCAGTAACCGGTACAACTGTGGTTGGAACTACCGTTTACGCTACAACCGAAATAGGTTACACCGCCGCAGCAAGCGGTACAGTAACCCAATTGACAGACAAGTCCACGGGGGTAACTCTGAACAAGTCTGCTGGTCAGATCACACTGAACAACGCTGCTTTGGCAAACGTCACAAATGTTTCGTTCACTTTGACCAACAGCACAATTAGCGCAAAAGACGTTATAGTTTTAAGCGTTGCGTCTGGCGCTACCGCTGGTGCATACAACTGCTGGATTTCTAGCAAGACCACAGGAAGTTGCGTAATCACAATTCGCAACCTCTCGGGCGGTTCGCTGGGCGAGGCTTTTGTAATCAACTTTGTTGTGATTCACGTTCTGTAAACTAAACGGGGTCTTCGGACCCCGTTCTCAACATGCACATTTACCTAGAACACCCCACTCATGGCCGAAAAATAGCGTACATGGAGGCCGAGGCCGAACATGATGAGAAATATGGTTGGGTACGCTACAATCCTGACACGCCTTCAGAGCCTGAAGAAGCGGCTAACACGCTTGTGGTGAAGCGCAAATATACCCGTAAGGCCGAAACCGAAGGAGTCTGACATGGCAACGTACACCGCTGGTGATCAAATCAACAGGGCGCTGCGCCTGCTCGGTGTACTTGCAGAAGGCGAATCGCCATCAGCCGAAACGTCTCAAGACGCCTTGATGGCGATGCAACAGATGATCGACAGTTGGGACACAGAGCGCTTATCTGTGTTCTGCACCCAAGATCAAGTCTTCACCTGGCCCGCTGGCATTGTTTCCCGCACCCTTGGCCCCACAGGCAACTTTGTTGGCCTGCGCCCCGTGCTGCTGGATGATTCGACGTACTACCGCGACCCCGGCACCGGCGTGTCGTTTGGCGTCAAGTTCATCAACCAGCAGCAATATAACGGCATTGCGGTCAAGACCGTCACCTCGACGTACCCGCAAGTCATCTTTGTCAACAACACGTTTCCAGACATTGATATGTATGTCTACCCACGCCCCACACGGGACTTGGAGTGGCATTTCGTGTCCGTACAAAAACTGGATAACCCGGCTGGTTTGGCAACCATCTTGTACTTCCCGCCCGGTTACCTGCGGGCGTTCACGTACAACTTGGCGATGGAGATCGCCCCCGAGTTTGGCCTTGAGCCAAGCCCACAGGTGCAGCGCATCGCCATGACATCCAAGCGCAATCTGAAGCGCATCAACAACCCTGACGATGTGATGTCGCTGCCCTACGCCATTGTGGCGACACGCCAGCGCTTCAACATCTACGCCGGTAACTACTGATGAAGTCGCCGATCCTTGGCAGCTCATACGTTGCCCGCAGCACCAACGCTGCGGACAACCGCATGATCAACTTGTTCCCCGAGATTGTTCCCGAGGGCGGCAAGGAACCGGCGTTCTTAAACCGTGCGCCGGGGCTGCGCCTGCTGGCTACCGTGGGCACTGGCCCCGTGCGGGGGATGCTGGATTCTGGTCAATGGTTGTACGTGGTATCTGGCTCCCAACTGTACAAGGTAGACCAAAGCTATGCGGCCACGTTGATCGGCGTGGTGGACAACACCGGCCCGGTGTCGTTGGCTTTTAACGGCACCCAGTTGTTCATTGCGGCCAACGGCCCGAGCTACGTCTACAACTCGGTGACCAACGCCTACGTTCAGAACACAGCGTTTCCGCAGGCGCAGACGGTTACGTTCATCGACGGGTACTTCATCTTTAACCAACCCAACAGCCAGAATTTCTGGGTTACCGAGTCCTACGATGGCACGGTTCTTGAGGGAACCAGCGTTGCCAACGCTGAAGGCTCACCTGATGGGATTGTGTCGCTAATCGCTGACCACAACGAACTGTGGCTGTTTGGCGGCAACTCGGTTGAGGTCTGGTATGACGCAGGTCTACCGCCGCCAGGTGTGCCATTCCAGCGCATCCAAGGGGCATTTAACGAGATTGGCTGCGCTGCCACGTACTCGGTAGCCAAGCTGGACAATTCGCTGTTCTGGCTGGGCGCAGACGCCCGAGGCCAAGGCGTTGTCTACCGGGCCAACGGCTACACCGGCCAGCGCGTGTCCACGCACGCAATTGAGTACGCTATCGCACAGTACGGCATCATCTCAGACGCCATCGCCTACACGTACCAGCAAGAAGGCCACTCTTTCTACGTGCTGACGTTCCCCTCGGCCAACGCCACATGGGTGTACGACGCCTCGACACAGGCGTGGCATGAGCGCGGTAGCTGGACCAACGACAGCTTTATCCGTCACCGTTCAAACTGCCGTGCCGTGTTCAACGGCGAGGTGGTTGTCGGCGACTTCCAAAGTGGCAACATCTACGCATTCGATCTGGATGTCTACTCGGACAACGGCGACATTCAAAAGTGGATTCGTTCGTGGCGTGCCCTGCCCACAGGCCAGAACAACTTAAAGCGCACGGCGCAGCACTCCATGCAGCTCGACTGTGAGGTAGGGTTTACTTTGCCGCCCACAACAATTTTGGATTCATTGCTTTATCTGACGACGCAATCAAACGATCGTCTGATTACTGAAAGCGGTAATTACATAACCAACGAAAGCACAACATTTGGCAATCCGCAGCCAATCGTGCGGCTGCGCTGGTCTGATGATGGCGGCCACACTTGGAGCAACTACCACGGCAAGGACATGGGCACCACGGGCCAGACTGGCAAGCGGGTGATCTGGCGGCGCTTGGGCATGACTCTAAAACTGCGTGACCGGGTGTATGAGCTGTCGGGTACAGACCCCGTTAAGATCGCCATCATGGGCGCAGAACTGCTCCTATCGCCGACAAATGCTTAACGCCGACACCAACATCCCGTCAAGCAGGGTTCCGTTCTTTGATCAACGGACCGGCCTGATTTCGCGGGAATGGTATCGGTATCTGCTGGCGCTGCTGGAGTCAAATGTTGATTACACACCGCCCAATAATCCTGTGCCAGTGCCGTTGACTGGCTCCCCCTTGGTGTTTGGCAACACGACCGAGCGCCCTATCGACATAATGATCAGCGGCGGCGGGGTCATCAAGGTGCAGTTCCAGCGCGGCACTGGTGCGCAATTCAACACAGGTTCATACTACGGTATGTTTGGTTTGTCCCCCGGCGACGCCTTGACCATCACGTATTCAGGCACGCCGATCATCACGGCGATTTCGAGGTAGCTATGCCAACAATCTTGACGGATAATCGGGATATTGCTTTGGAAGTTGGTTACAAAGCCACTGACTGGTCAAGCCCAATTACGTTTGAGGACTATCTGCAAAGCATGTCGGACTGGAACGTACAAGGGATTGAACGTGACGGTGACTGCATAGGTGCTGTCTACAAGAAGGACGGCGAAGTGCATGTGTCAGTTTTGAAAGATTGGCGAAAGCGTTGGATGACTAAAGGATTGGTTCGATCAATTCTTGGTTCTGACGTTACGCGCACAGAGGTGGTGCCGGGGCATGAGTACATGTTTGGCATACTGACTCGGCTTGGGATGAAAAACGTAGGTTCTTACAAATTCGAGGTGTCACATGGGCATTGAAGCAGCAATTTTAGGCAGCGCCGTATTGGGTGCAGCGTCATCCAGAAGCGCAGCAAAAACACAATCAAACGCCGCAAATCAAGCCGCTGGACTTCAGCAGCAGCAGTTTGAGCGCCAGATGGAACTGCAAGCGCCGTTCCGTGAAGTGGGGCTGCGGGCGCTGAACAAGCTGGAAGGCGCGTCTGAGTACACGCCGTTTGGCATGGCCCAGTTTCAACAAGACCCCGGCTACGGGTTCCGGTTTGACCAAGGCCAGAAGGCGTTGGAGCGCAGCGCTGCGGCCCGTGGTGGCCTGATCAGCGGCAATACTGGTGGTGCCTTGCAACAGTTCGGCCAAGGCATGGCCTCGCAAGAGTACCAAAACGCATTTAACCGTTACCAAGCCGAACGCCAAGCCCGTCTGGGGCCGTTACAGTCGTTGGCCGGTGTCGGTCAAACTTCGGTCAACGCGCTGGGTCAAGCCGGTCAGAACTATGCGTCTGGCATGGGCGAGGCGCTGGGCGCTGGTGCTCAAGCCCGTGCGTCGGGCTACATGGGTGGCGCAAACGCCATCGGCGGCGGCATCGGCCAGTACATGGGCTACCAGCAGAACCAAGCCACCAACTCGCTGCTGCAACAAGCGTTGGCTAACCGAACAGGTGGAGGCGTTAATTACGGATCAATGTACAGCCCTAGCGGTGCTGGCGGCGCTCCTACCGCAACCGGCGCGGAAAACTATTTTTCGCCATATTAAGGACTAATCATGGCACTCGTTAACCCCAACATTGCAATGAGCTACCGTCAGCCGGACATTCAGGGTCCGAACGCTTTGGCTCAGTTTGCACAGATTCAGCAGATCCAAGGCGGTCGCCAAGCACAAGAGTTGGCGCAGTACCAACTTGGCGCAGCACAACGCGGCGAGGCTCGTGAAGTTGCCCGAATAAACGCGCTTGCTGGCGCGGGGACTGACGAAACCGCCGTTGCAAACGCGCTGTTAAGATCAGGTGACATCGCCGGGTATTCAGCGTTTG